AGAACAAGGAATGTAATACTTGTGTTGGAATACTCTGGAGTGTATTCTACTCAATGGCTCTTGGTACATCTCTTTGACCTCTCTACCATTGAAGTCACCAAAGAACTGCTTGAGGGTCGTGTACTCCCCTTCCTCTAAACATAGTGGTTGTGTTCTTTTTGGGAACAACTTATTGAGCTTTGCCTTACGAGCATCACATCCGCAATCAATACCTGTGAGTTCAGCAAAGGTGTCTACTACTTTCTTGATTCCTGTAGCCTTTGTGATTTTCTCAATGTCATCTCCTAAACCTTTAGATGAGGTCGCTTTCACCGTTTTGGTAGTCTTCGTAGTCTTCGTTGATTTTTTCTTTGACATATTCTTTAGAATTTTTAAGTGTATCAAATATGGAGAATAGGCTAATGCCTGTTTCCTTTTCTATATCTCTCATAGACATATCGGTTCTGTGGTACACCTCAAACATCTTTTGGTCATACCAATGAAGGTCTTCCATAACCTCCCATACCTTGTCTATTAACTTCTCAAATCCTTCTGCTTGTACTCGGTCAAACTCCTCCTCCGCAACATCGTACTCAACCATATCGCCTGTGTATACCATCAAGTCTTTCTTGTTCTGGAACTGCCTCGTCATATTACGAAGGGTTACCCATACAAAGAGCTTGTTGGGTTGGTTCTTGTACATAATGCGTTCTGGGTTCTCTACATACTTATTGAGTCGTATGTACATCTCCTGCACTATGTCTTCGGCATAGCTACCTGCACCGAACTTATGAACCATCTTAATCCATTCCGTATGGTGTCCTGCAAGTAGGTCTAATACTGTGGTCATTGTTCAGTTGACCAAGTGACTACTAAAGCAAAAATCCCAAAGCACAACTGCAAAGAGTGGTACTTGGGATTCTCAAAGTCTTCATTCATAGTGGAGTTCCAATAGTTAACACCTATTAGAATCCCTGCAAGGGGTGCTATATCAATCGCAAAGTTCATTTTGAGTAGCAAGTTTAGTTAATTCTTGCTCCATAATATACAACTTTTCACGAGTTACTGACAGTTCCTCACGAGTTTTTTGTAAACGCTCGGTTAATAACGCATTCTGCTTGGTCAGTCCCCAATCCATTCCTTCCTCTTGAGAGCCTCGTAGCTTGTCCATAATTGCACAACATTGATTGAAGAACTGCATATAGTCTCTGTCAAACTTTAGGTTCATCTCGTGTCCTTTCGTAGCGTGTATGATAGTAGCGTGATTCTTCTTACATACTCGTGCTATCTCAAGTGTCGTGTACAAGTCTCTTGCTGCAACCATAAAGGCAAACCTTGCCATAACATTCCTACGCTCTCTGGAGGGTGAGATTCTATGGTGTCCTGTATAGTTATCGTACTCCTCTTGTAATTGTAATATCGTTGCTCTCATTTTAGGTGTTCGTTAAGGTTATCAAATCGCTCTTCATAAGCGTTTATCTTTCTCGTTAGGTTGCGTATGGTTAGCTTGAGGTCAGCATTCTTTGCTTCAGCCTCCCATACCATTTGTTGCACATCCTCTACCATACCTATAGAAGCATCTATAGCAGAGTAGATACTAATGAGGTCAATGAATATATCCATCTCATACTCATTGCTTGGGTCTTGAGGTTTAAGACCATTAGCTATCTGCATCAAGTCTTGATTCTTTTGTCTTAACCATAACAGGGCTATGCTCTTGCTACCGCCTCTTACCCAACTGTAATCTTCTTGCTTTAATTCATCCATTTAAAAAGGCATTTTGCTTTGTTCTTTTTCTTTCTTTCCTATAAGATTCTCACCGTGAATCTCAAAGCCTACATTGTTAGGTATACTCCTAAAGCGTACAGGTTCATCTAATGGGGTAGGTCTACCACCTGTCTCCACCTCTTTCACCTTTCGTATGTGTACTTGGTTGTACATCCATTCAGTAGGGTGTTGTATGTAACGATGTATAACCACAAAGTCATCAGCCCTGTTAACGAACTTACCACCGCCTTCAATGTCTGCTGCGCTTGGTGGCATAGGGTGACCTGCATACTCGTGTCCTGCGGAGTGCTTCATTCTTAAAGCATTGGTTACTGCGTGAGCATTTAACCAGATACTTACATCGTGTTGCTTTGCCCAATTTCTAAAGTGGGTACTAACTTCGTAATCATATTCGTGACCTCCAAGTGTTTTGAACATCTCTTTGTCCTTTACTAACGAGTTGTAAGGGTCAATCAAGAATCCATCAAAGCCTTCTTCGTGATAGATGTCTGTAGCTTCCTCAATCAAATCCTTGTAGGTGTACATCTTCTTATCCGTGTCAATGATAATGAAATACCTTTGAACTAAATCAAGAGCCATCTGGAACTCGTCTTCATCTATTTTGTTAATGGGCTTACCCAAGAAGAACTCGGAGAGTTTCTTTGCGAGAGATACAGGAGTGTTCTCGGAACTAAATACAAGCCACTTAATATCGTTGACTATTGTTTGCAATAACATTAGGTACAACATCACGGAGGTCTTACCAACATTTGCGTGTCCTAATACTACATTGAAATTACCTTTCTTGAATCGTAGGTGGTCATCTAAATTCCATTGCCCGAACTTGAGACCTTCTTTGACTTTACCCATTCGGACATCGTCAAGTTTACCGAACACATCGGCATAAGATATTTTTGACATAGTTGGTTTAAGTTAAAAAGGGAGCGCAAGTGCGCCCCCCTAATATAGTTCTTTCTTTAGAATGGTAAACCATCCGCTACAGGTTGAGGTTCTTCTCTTCCTTGAAAGTGTTGCTGATGAGTTGCTTGGGCTTGGGCTGCGCCCTTCTTCATTACCCAATCAGCAAAGAGTTGTGCATTCGCAATAACTACTTGCGGTGTTCCGCCAATCTCGGCTGCTGCCTTGAGAGCCGTTTGGCGAATGATTGATTCGTCTTTAGAGGTATGTGTACCACTTAAAGCAGATGTACCAGAAGGTGCTACATTTGCGTATTGTGGGTTAACAGGCTTGACCGTGTAGTAGGTTTTGCCATTGTACTCTCTTGGGATGTAATCGTAAGTAGCCTCTTGTCCTACTGCAAACTTTGTTTGGTTCGGGTCTTTGGAGTTGTACTTACCATTATCTCCATTTTCAAATGTTACATAGAACCCATAAAGTGTTCCATACTGACCGTTGTACGGTTCTCCTGCGGACTTAATGTCCTTGACAATAGATGTTTTAGTCATCGTTATATAATTTAGTTAATGATTCAAAGTTAATAAAAATGTTTATTCCTGCAAGGTTGCTCCCTTTAATCTAACCTCAACTTCACAATAATTCTTTTCAACACTCTTGTCATAAGTGATAGTAAGCCTGTGGTAGTGTTTAGGATTATCGTCTGCAATCCATTCGTTAGCAACGAGAGTATCAGCAGTAAATTTTGAAACAAGTACAAGGTTGTCCACATCGGCACGAGTATTGTACCTAATATGGATAGACATACTCTCTGCAATATGGTGGTCGTAACGAGCCAATTCTTCTTCAACGATTTTTTTATAGCCATCTTTTATCTTTTTTCTAAATGTCCAATGCTTACCTGCGTAGAGTGCGTTAAGACTTATGGTCTTCGGTAGCGTGAGGGAGAGGGTTAATTCTTTCTTCATATTCCAATTCTTTTTCTAAATGGTGTATAGCCTTTCTCAAGTCTTGAGCTTTAGGATTGTCTTTCTTTTTACCTGCTCGTAGCAAGTAGGCGATAGCTACACCAATGTTGTAGGAGTCTCTTGCGAAGTCCATACATACATCAAAGGCTTCAATGCCCTTGTACTTACCTAAATAGTAGCTTGGTATCAACCTCTGGCTTGTGGTACTTTGAGAGGGCATTGCCGTTGAATCGTTTGAAGAGTCTTCTGTCATCGGGAAATCCGAAGTGTAGGTAGAAGTGGTCTTGTAGGGTTTGTTCGTTGATTTCATATTGTTCTGGGTATTCAGTCTGCTTAATTTTTACTACGGTCTTCATTGATTTTGTATGCGTTAAACATATCCATAACAGTTTCTGCATCTATACCCTTACGAGCATAGTCTCTAACGATAAACATCTTTAGGTGGTTCATCTCTTTGGTGAGGGCTTCAACTCGTGCCTCGCACAAGTTTAAGTATTGGTCTTTAATATCCATAGTTGTTTTTGATTTGATACGAATGTAATGAAAAAAAGTAAACCCCTCCGAAGAGGGGGTGTTTTTTAGTATTCGGATTCATCTCTACCTCTGTAAGAGAACTTGTACTCGTAACCCATAGTGGTTAATAGTTTCATTCTGTTCTTTACCTCTTGGTAATCCAATGTTTCAAATTCAATGATTCCTCCGATAGATACTTGGTAAACTGTGTTTTGCATTGTAATAGTGTTTTGGTTAACAATAGTGTAAATGTAAACAAAATAATTAACATACAACATAGAGAGCAAAAAAAAGAGAGAGGTGTCTACAAGACACAACTCTCCCCTTTATATAATTATATATAGAGTTATAAAAAAAGAGGCTATAAGCCTCTCTCTATATATCTATATCTCTTTAGTAGTGTAGAGACTTACAAGTCTCCGTCTCTATATCTTTATATATGCGAAGTTCAAAGAAAAAAAAGAGATATTCAATTATTGTGAATAAAAGTTAATTACTTAACATTACCTCTCTTGTCAAGAGAGCGTACTGCGAAGTATCCACCTACAACTGTTACACTTAACATATTCCATAAACTTATCCAAGCAGGGTCTACCTGTAGGTAGCCCAACCCATCAAAGAAGGTGGTAATTACCAGAAAGCTAATCACTACAATCAAGGTTAGTGGTCTTACATTCTTGCTTAACCAACTATCGCTACGCATATCCGCTCTCCAACGAGAACTAATCTCCGACTCAATAGAAGCCTTTATAGCGGCTTTCTCCTCTGGAGTGGATACATACCTATCTACGACATTAGAAACGGCTTCTATCGTCTCCTGTGCGCTTTTTCCGAGTAGTTTTGTTATTAGTGGATTCATTACAATTCTTTTTACAAGTACATTCTTTAGGTTCAGTTACACAATACCTAACTGCCACACGCCTCACATTCTGGGTTATCAATACTACAGGCATTCTCATTAGCCTTGTCATTAGTCATCTCATCTACAAAATCCTCAAAGGAGTCTGCAAACCCGAAGTCGGTGTCATTCATTTATTTATTGTTTTGTGAATCTTTATATCCTTTCTCGTACTCATCGTGCATCTCAAGAACATAGATTCTATCCTCTATGTCGTTGATTACAATAATCTTTTTGTCAAGTCTTTCGTGTACAGTATGTAGCTCCATCTTGAGTGATGAGAACTCTGCATAGATACCACCTGCTGCAAAGACTGCTGCAACAAGCCATATCAACATAGACCAATTTTCCTTTAAAAAAGATTTAGTCTCTTGAGCCATCTTGCTTATTCATTATATACCACCGTTGAGCAGTATACCCAATGGAAGCTATGAGCAAAGTAATTTTTAGGGTTGCCTCTATGTTGGCGAAAGATAACGCCATTGTTGAGGTATTCATTAGAAATACTTTTATATCTGTAGCATCCATTTTCATAATCGTTTGTAGCGTGTCTTACCTCCATCCCTGTAAGCAACTAACACCTCGCCTCTATTTCTACCTTGTGTATATGAGCAATGAACCCAAGCAGGATTCATCTCATCACCGAACTCCCATATAAGTTGGTCAAAGTTAGTGTGGTCTTTAAGATAACCAAAGATTGCAGCGTTTGTGAGGTTTCCGTAAACATCTGCATCCAAGTCTATTGCCTCCCCCTTACAATGTTGAGAGGTACTGCTACCGCCAATAATCCTGTTAAGAGAAGCACTACGATAGCCAGAACTAACCGCAATAGGTACTCCAAAGTAATCACGAAGAGGCTGAAAGATATTCTCTGCAAGAGCTTTAAGATTCTCCATATGCTCAATAGTCGGCTCATTAGAGATACCTTTCTTGATTGCAGTAGCAGATTTCTTCAGTTCTTGCAACGATAGATTCTTGGATAGTTGCATTAGTCTTCATCGGTTAGGTAAACACTACCTACACCTTGCGCCCTTACACTACCATCACAACAGTCTATAGAATATGTTGAGGTCTCCCAACATAGGCAACCTCGCCTCCCCCCTTTAGGGGAAGTACGAGAGGGTATGTAGTTAGGGTCTTGCATTATGGTAAATCGTCTTCTTCAGGCTCTGGGAAGTAATCAGGATGCAACTCCTTACAAGTCTCTGTCCACTCACGAATAGCTGAACTGCTACCGAATGTATGAACACCGATAGGCGGACACCATATCATATTGCTATCCCAAGACTCTACAGGCTCACCATTCCATAGAACATCTAC